TTTTTAACCGTCTCTGCACCGGGGGGAGCTTGGCAACTCACCTACCCCCAAACAACCCCAACATGCTATTAGCCGCAATGTCTGTATACACAGTGTACAAATGTTGTAAGTTTTCATATGCTCGGGAGCGACGCTACAAGCGTCAAGCCCGCAAAGCAATGGAAAATGATGATGAAGAAAAACGGGTGGTGTTACTTGATCAAGACAAGGATAACATCACCGACGGAATGGGTAATGTCAAGCGGTCCAAGCGCTTGAAGGAACGACAACCATTCCGGAGTGAGCTGTATCAGTACCTCCGCTTTAAACACGGAGTCGTCACTGATAGTGACGCGATGCGAAAAACGTTGCATCGTGATGCTCAAAAATATTGCCAGGAACGTAGCGTTAGGCATGTAGATGCTAACAAGGTCATACCACACGTGATCGAGTACATGTTTATTAAAACTGACGCTGACTTAGACGCAGAAAAGTTTAGGTCGTCCGTGTACGCGGTGGGGAACTGGTTCGTTGAGTCACGAACCAGGACTTCCCTCCGTAAGTGACGGGGCCTTGTGAAACACCATGGTGTGTCAAAATCTTCGGATTTGAGACACAAAGATTTGACCATGGTGTTACATAAGGGGGGGGTGACGAAACCAAGAGAATGGATATCCTTAGGATTCCGCGTTGATGGTTCTCTTGGTGTCACAAATAATGACATCAGCACGGCTCATTGTGCACTCATGCGTAGGTTGTTTTATTTCTGTAAATTTGGAAAAGTTGAAGAAAGATTACTAACCGACAGATCGGAAATCGATGATCTCATGAAGCCATTCAATACCGCTTACAACAAAATAGCTTTCAAATCCGTCAGATTGACCAGCGAACAATTCGTCGCTATGTATCACGGTCCGAAGCGAAGGTTATATGAGCAAGCGGCAGAGGAATTGGGGAGATGCGGTTTGAAAAGGAGGCATGCAGTGGCACAAACGTTTGTGAAGTTTGAGAAGGTCAAAGTAGATGGCGATCCGAGGGTAATCCAACCTCGTGACCCAGTCTACAACGTCGCTTTAGGAAAGTATTTGAAACATAATGAACACCGATTGTATAGGAAGATAAAGAAGATCTTCGGCACGTCACCAGTTGTACTGAAAGGGTATAATGTAAACCAGGTTGGCGAAATTCTACACGATAAGTGGAATCAATTCACTAACCCGGTTGCTGTTGCAATGGACGCTTCGCGTTTCGACATGCACGTAACGGCTGAAATGCTCGAATGGGAACATGACATTTATAAGTCAATGTTTCCCGGCGATAAGCGTCTAGCCAAGTTACTCGAAATGCAAGTCCATAACGATGGCGTAGTGCGTTGTGCGGATGGAACCATCCGTTACAAGATCAAAGGTGCCAGGTTTTCCGGTGATATGAACACTGGATTGGGCAATTGTTTGATCACGTGTGCTGCCATTTACAGTTATACAAGATCTTGTGGTTTGCGCTGCGAGGTCTACAACAATGGTGATGATTTTGGTGTAATATGTGAGAAGAAGGATCTACACATGTTGGATGGGGTACCGAGCTTCTTTAGGAAGCTTGGTTTTCGGATGGAGGTGGAAACACCAGTCGAAACTCTCGAGGAGATAGAGTTTTGCCAAATGCATCCGATCTTTAATGGCAATAGTTGGGTTATGGTACGTAATTGGAAAACAGTTATGAACAAGGACTCAATGTGCATTAAACCATTCCAAAATGTTAAAGGCCTAAAGAAGTGGATGTATAGTGTTGGTGAGTGCGGGATTAAGACGTACGGCAATGTGCCAATACTAGGTGAGTTGTACCGTAAGTATCTGGAGCATGGTGTGTACAGTGCGAAAATAGACAATGATAATGTCTTTCGTACTGGTATGCGCATGTACTGGAGCAAAAATGTTGACTGGAGTAATGAACCAATCAGCAGCGATCATCGCTTTAGCTTTTATAAGGCTTTTGGCGTTACTCCTGATGAGCAAATTGCCATCGAAACCGAAATAAGATCCGTTGAAATGAATTTTTCAGAGCAATTTACTGAGGAATTCAATTTTAATGAGTTTTAGGCTACACGGTAATTACTGTGGGCCAGGTTGGAGCGACGGCAAGTGGCAAAGTTCGGTCGCAAACGGAAAAACTAAACCCATTGACGAGTTTGACGAGACGTGCAAGAAACACGACTCAGCTTACGCTAAAGGAAAAACAAACGCCGACCTTGACAGGGCGGATCAAAAATTTTACACGGACAACTTCGGTAAGGGGTTGTTCAGATCTGCTTCTGCTATAGGTGTGAAGTACGGCAATCAAATGACCCGAAACTTAACGTTTCTTGAACAACTAAAAATCCTTCTCGGTGGGAGAGTTCCCGAGGAGAGAGGTTCAAGACGGAAGAAGAATTTCCGAGAAGTTTTAGGGAATCCTGTAGACGACAGCGAGATGATTAACCATAAGGTTTTGGAGGCTTTAGACAAAGCCATCGATGAGGAAAAACTCGCAGATCGGAAAAAGAAAATACCACTATCACGTGCCGGAAAGACTAGGCGAAGGAAATACGGGAATGTTAAAATTCACGTAGATAATCTGCCTATCCGGAAAACAGTACGGACCAAAGAAGAACCTGTTCCAGCCTTGATTGATACATTGACTATTAATCACGGCAAAATGAGTAACAAGAGCAGACGTAGGCGCGATACACGCGCACCAGCTGCAACTAGTCGCAAAACAGTAAGCACAACAGCTCGCACCACTCCGATCAAGGATGGGATAAGAGTGCAGCATCGTGAACTGTTTACAACATTTAACGGATCAGCCCTTTTCAGTTCAAAGAAATATGAACTGAACCCGGGTCTACCATGCACATTTCCATGGCTAGCAAGATTAGCCAGGAACTTCGAGCGTTACAGTTTGAAGCACTTGCGATTCGAGTACATTAGCAATCAACCAACCAGCGCTGCTGGTCGGGTGACCCTTGCTTTTGACCCTGACGCTAACAACTCTGCTCCACGTAGCAAACAAGAGTTGTGTCAGATGCGTTTCGAGAGTGATAATGTGTGGAAGAGTTTCGACTTTGACATTAAAGATACCACGAAGATACATTACATTCGTGGTTCCGGCGTACCTAACACGGATATCAAAACCTATGATATTGGGTTTTTAGTATCCGGTGTCGATGGTATGAGTGGGTCAGGCAACATTGGTGAGTTGTACGTTTCTTATGACATAGAATTGTACAAACCACATTACAATGCATATTTTGGAGCAAAAGTGATTCAAGGGGGGTCTGGTAAAACACCAGCACTACCTTTAGGTGTGGGATATACCGTAACCGGATATCCGCCTTTCATGATTCATGACGGCGTTCTAATATTCTGCGAAAATTATCGCGGATTGCTGGCCATCCATACAACTGGTACAGGCATTACTGACATCGCACTCACCCCCGGCTCGGCAACGAGCGTTATTAATAACCATTACATTAGTTTTAATAGCACAGCAGAGGCTGTTGGGGTGTGGTCCATCGATGTCGCAAATGGTGATACATTGGATCTTGACAACACGGGTAACCAAACCACGGTTGTTGAGTACGAGATTGATCTCGGTGAGTATAATGGATATGCTACCGGGGAACTGTCTTAGACTACAGAGGCATGGGTCCAGGGGACCCTATTGATATACTTCCCTATGAGGAGGGCGGTTTGTTGGTTGTTTGTTTACTTTTAGTGCGAGCAGTCTTTACAAACGTT